CAAGGGGGGTATATAAAGAGAATTGACACATCGTCATGCTGTCATGATAAAAAAAGGGAGCCTGGACTCCCTTCAATTATAACCCACATTATAATTATGATGGGGTAAATATACGGCCAATTTCCTCACGTTGCATTAATTGTTCAATACTTGTCAACATCTTTGGGCTGAATACTCCAGTAATGGTTAGCCTTACCTCCTGGTCATCCAGGTGCATTACCTTCACATCATAGCTGTTTACATCCTCTCTCCTGTGGTTAATGAGCTCAGGCAATGGATATACAGCTCTGAGGTAGTAAGGATCTTTCTTTTTCCACCAGTACTCATGCTCTCGTATGCCGTGAATAACGCTTGCATGGTTTTTCCCAAACATTCTGCCGATCATTGTTGTGGATAGGTGCCTACGTTTGTGCAGAAAATTGTACAGGAAAAAACGTTTAAAGGCTATCTCTGGGGTTCTCTTTGGTATATCTAGCTCATACTCCTTTATGATGTCCAGAATATCCTGATTTAAATCTACTGCTGTTTTATATCTCTCTTCGTTCATATTAAAATAATTTTTGTTGTGCTTTGTGGTTATTAATTCGTTCCATAGCCTTGTTAAAGTATTCCTCGTCAAGTTCGCACGCTGTAAGGTCGAAGCCATAATCGTGGCAGGCTATCGCAATACTTCCTGAACCTAAGTGAGTATCGAGTATTTTATCCCCTTGCTTTGCGTATTTATCAAGGAGCCATTTATAAAGTTTTATTGGTTTTTGTGTTGGGTGTATTCGTTCTTTATCGGCGCCAAGAAAACCTTTGTATCTTATTTGTGCAATTCTTAAAACACGTTCAAAAGAAGTCCAAGCCATTTCTCCGTCTGCAAAATCACAATCCCAATAAATACCTTTATCCCATAAAATCCAACTCTTAGTTAATGGTAAATTAAAATAGTTACCACCCCAAATTATTTGATTTTTTGATACTCTTTTAAGTTCTATAAAATAACTTTCTTCAGGTGTTTTATTATCCCAATTTTTGCCTTTTTTATACTTCTTATTTTTACCACTTCCCATTGTCATTTCTGAAGCGCGTATCCCATAAGGTGGGTCAACTATCGCCAAATCAAAGTATTTGTCGGGGTATCGAGCCATTAAAAGCATATTATCCTCGTTTGTTATTTGCATCATAGCTTCTCAATTATAAAATGGCCTAATCTATGGGTGCCTAATCGGTAAAGCTCTCTGGCTTTCCAGTTTGCGAGGGCTTCACTTGGGAAGTAGTAACTCTCTCTGAGGCTTCCGCCTGCATAGTATAACAATCTAAACATTCGTATTTGGTTTTTAAAATTTGTAAATAAAGTTCTATATCAAATGAGCCCCCCCTGTCATGGGGTAGGCTCTGCTTCCGCCACCATCTGGCCATCTCGTATAAATTCATAGGCCGCAAGTCCAGTGTTCATCCCACTCATGCACTCTTGATCCATTGTCGTAGCGGATACCTTGCTCATTGATAAGCTCCTGAAGCCAATAGTTAAGGCCTTCCATCTGTACATCATTCAAGGTATAGTCATCACCTTCTGATGTGCGTGCCTCCACATCATATATATCAAAGGTCTCATCTCTGAACATTCTGAATTTAAAATCTCCACAATAATTAAAGATCTCGAATTCAGCTTCAAACTCATTTCTTATACTGTCGTTTGTTATATTGATCCACATACTGCAAAAATTAAAGAGTAATACATTACGGCTGTCATGCCGACTAATACGATAAAGCTAACTAAGCTATTTACATAGGGGTCATTCATAATTATTTGTTTTTGGGTTAATACTCTACAAAGGTAATTAAAGTTTCATATATGCAAAACTTTATGCACAAATTTTTACATTTTTTAACAAATTAATTTTGAAACCCTTGTAAAATAAAGGAATTAGCTAGAAAATATTTTTCTTTTTTCTGTATATGTACTCCTGGTATTTGCTAAATACAAATTGGCTGAGCTTATTGTAGCTGTTGCAGTCCTTACATTTTACCCAATGGTGTACGGTGCCTGCTCTGGTAACTACCTTTTTGTTGTATTGGTAGTTAGTGCCTCCACATTCTACGCACTCATACCTATCTCCTCCATGCTGTACGGCATAATTATGCTGAGGCAATGTATATGCCTGTATCTTATTATATACCTTCTCAAGAACCTGCACATCCATCTTACAATATGCCACCATCTTATCTAGGGCTTGCTGATCTTTACGAAAAACTATATCTTTCCAAAGATCTAGGCCTCCCGTTTCCATCTTAGCACCTACCTGCAGGAATTTAGCAATGTAGTCGAGCTTATTGCTATTGAAATTAAAGTACTTTTTAGCCAATTTAAGAGTATCAATTGTTTTCGGATGTGGCATAACATCAATGCCGTGAATTAAGGCTCTTGTGCGTATCCATTTAAGGTCGAATCTATCCCCATTATGTGCTACTATCTCATCAGCTTGAGCCAATAGTTTGGTAAATTCCTTCAGCATGGCCTTATCGCTCTGGTTCTTTGACCAGGTTAAGCTATGGATATCCTCCTCACCTTCCCATTTATAACATATACAAATGATGGCCCTCTCATGGATAATATCCTGAGGATTTATATTGATGTTGTAGCCAGTACGCCAAAACACTCCAACATTGAATGATGTCTCAATGTCGTAAAACAATCTTTTTCTTATCATAATTTTCTCCAAAGGGCAAACCTATCTAGTAGGCCTCCCTGCAATAGGTACGGTATTATTAATCCTAAAATGAGGCCCACAACAAAAGGCCACCACCTGGTGCGGTACTTTACCTCCTTAGTTGCCTTAGCTATCTTTGCCTGCTCTTTTATTACCTTGACCTCAGTAGCCCCTTTGATTTTCTCAATCTTTACCCTCTCTTTATATTCAATACGGGTTTGCCATCTCGTTTTAGGAATCTCAACAGTTCTGAAATTTATTACCGTATCTCGATATGCGATATACTTCTCATATACAATTGTATCATTCTTAATAACTGGGAAGCTATCCACCTTCAGCACTTTGATTGTATCAGTAGCTACCTCAATTTTAAGCCCATTAGCCAGGGCTCGCTTGTAATGATACTGGGCCCGCTTAGGAGCTGAGCAGGATATCAATAATAATAATGGTATCAGGTACCTCATATCTCTAGTAATGTATAAGAGAAGCAATTGCCGTGGATCTTAGCGGCCTTCTTGCATATAAACATAAACGTTTCGAAATCTTTTACTCTCTTGAACACCTGGCACCCTTCGCTCCAGTTCTCTACCCATGTGCTATCTGTTCCTGCTTTGTGGATGTTTATGCCAAAGATACCGGTATCTTTTCTTACCTCATCAAATTTTAAATCTTTGTTGCCATCCCTCCAAACAGTAACCTCTCCGAGCCTCTGGCATAGTGCATCATATTTGCCCTGATGTTTATCTATTTTCCACGTTGCTCTGTATTGACCTGGGACCAATCTAGCTACCCCTTTTGCATTATGAAACTGCTGTACTCCCTTTTTGCCTGGATCTGTTGTGGCATTCCAACAAAAGAAATTCCAGTTACCTAGGCTATCCTTGTAGCTGATGGTAATATGATCATCAAACACATTCGTAACCTTATCAGCTATGGATGGGGCATTGTTGCGGATGCCTACAATGTTAACATCATAGCCCTTATTTGCGGAATCCTCAAACCACTTATATCCTTTCTCCTTTACAGCTCGCTCGATTTGTTCTCTGGTGTACATATTTCGTCTGTATTTTGTTTTATTTCCTTAGCTCTTGACATCAGCCTTTTAGCACTTTGCCATAAATCAATGCCTTGTACGGCCTTATAATTCTCATTAATACTGATCACCTCAATAGATGCCAGAATCAATGCCATTACTTTGGTTAGCATTAAAGGTACCGTAAAAAACTTAACAATAATATCATTGAGGATGAAATAGTCAATCAAATAAAACAAAATAACGGTAATTTCATAGAGGAACATCTTAGAAATAATACCACTTAGTGCCCTGCTAGTGATGGGTACCTTTGTTTTTTTGGACTTCCAGATGCCCGTGATGGTATCGAGCACAATGGCAAAGCCAATGAGAAATAAAAGCCCATAGATAGGCATAAAAAACGCCATGATTGTTGCTATTAATGCAGGCCATTTAGCCTGGATTGATGTGAGTAATATGCTGAGCTGTGCCCTCACAGGATCAATATGCTGTTATTGTAGCCATTCTCTCGGAAGTTACCACATAACCCGGTGCAGGTTGTGGTCCATTCGTTGATGCAAGAGCAATGGTTAAACATTGGCCTAAGATCGGTATCAGTATTAGCAGCAGAGGTAAAGATCGGGAATAGTGCCTTGTTAGCCAGGAGCCATCTAATCAATCTCTGCTCAAAAAAACTAGCTTTCTGTGCATAGTGCTCCATGCCGAAGGCTACCTCACTACGGGATACACTAGCAGAGTAATCACCGTTTTGCGTTTGTAGGCCTTTATTCTTGAGCTGGTAGGTCAATCCGAAAACAGCATCCTCTGCTGATCTCCATGCAATGACAGGCTGGATAAATTCTACCAAATCAATCTCGTCATTGGTTAAGGTCTGAGCATTGTATGCCGCTAGTAGATGGTTATAGAATACAGTTCCCAGGATAGGCTGTATCCTTAATGCCGATTGAGTAGCTATGTATGGAGTAACATCTGTTACATCCACGTTTGCCGTTATCGGGGTATTTGTTTTAAGGTAGTTCTCAGTGATAAAATATAACATTATACAATGGGTTGTGCTGTTGCATTGGCAACGGCTTGTGTTACATCTCCTCCCTCTATTGGCGGTAAGGATGCCAGAGCTCGTATCTCGTTAATGGTCATGGTCTCAAGAACCTTAGTAGCTACCAATGGACTAAGGCTATTGAGTGCATCATTTGTTTTGCTAGTATCCTCCTCAAGCTCCACGATGGTCTCGTTAATGATCTGGAAGTTGTTAATTGTAAATTCAGCAGGTATCCTAGCAATAGAAATAAGCTCGTTAAAGATTGTGGTAATCTGATTGCGTAGTTCCATTACTACGTTTTTCTCGAATATAATGTAAGCCTGCTTAATATCGCTACCATTACCCAGGGCTCCTGCTGTTCTGATACCCATCAGGATAGGGTCAATGGTATGAGCAAAACAAATCTGCTCAGTATTCAATTGTGATGCCTCAAGAAATAACTTATCATTGTTATTATTTGGAAGGGCCTCTATCTTAGGTAACTGGTCCTGGCTATTGGCAAAAAATGCTACAGCTTTTCCGGCATTAGCCGCACCCTTAAGCCTGTCAATGGTCTCTTTAATCATGTGCTTCTCCTCCTCTGACTGTGGCCGTTTAGGAAACATCATGGCAAATGATGGAAAAACGCTGTTTTGAATGTTACTTTTTGCGAAATAGGAAAGATCGCCCGAGAGAAACGCAAAATTTAAAGCACTTGTATAGGTAGGGAGCGGATAATAATCCTGCCCCATCGACTTGATCTCATAGCAATAGAGCTGATATTCATCATTGCAGGTAATGTGGTATGGTTTAATCTCTCGTATATCAATGCGAGTGCTCCAGTCATCACATATATAGTAGGTTTTTCTATCCCGTGATACCCTTACTTTCTCAGGGCTGATGTTTTCGATCCTGGTTAGCTTACGTTTTTTGTCAAAACATAATTTAAAATAGATACGATTGTGTAGTATTAGCTGTTTTGTGGTAGCCTTTACGATATGTTTTAAATTTATTTTTTTCTCGAAGGTATAAAGCTCTAATTTTTCCTGAGCTGTCATTTTATCGGTGTTCAATGCGAAGCCTCCACCAATAACAGCATTGGTTTTGTAATCCACAATGGCCCCATGCAAAGGTGAGCTGTAATACATCTGGTTAAGTAGCTCTGGGTAAAGCCCATCCGTACCAAATCTTACCTCCTTATTAGTATCATACCTGCCATTAACATAGGGTAGTGTTAAATTGCCACGGCCTACGGGAAGGAATGGAGTAGAAAATGATTGATACCCCTCCACTACTTCGGGACCTTTTGATTTGCTCTTGAAAATGTCGTTATACCATGCCATAATTAGTCATATATTGAGTTACCTGCTGGACCACTGACTACCATTCTACCCTCCTCAATGACTACACCTGTAGTTTGTGCAATCGACAAGGGTAAAACAAAAGGTACATTGCTCTCATATACCTGGTATGTAAATTGGCCCTGGATCAATGAGATATCTGTAGGCTCATTGAGGCTAAATAAATTGTATCTTTCTGGATAGGCACTTGTATCAGGTGCCGTGAATAATTGCGGGGTGCTAGTTGTGTTCATCTCGTTGGTGAAAACAAATAAATAATGCGGGTTTGCAACCGTTGTAACCTCGGATAAGGTAAGCACGATTTGATTAACCACCCCCTGCTCTAGATAGATCATACCTATATTATTGAATGCCTGATAAGATGTTAAAAAAAAGCCCCCATTGCTGAGGGCCTTTAGATGTATATGGAGTTGATTATTGTACTCCGATTGCCTGTAATTGTACAGGGGTCATGTTCACCTCATATGCTAGGTACTCATTTTC